ATGGTTACAAAAACTTTTGAAGGATGTAGCTACACCGAGTTTTGGGTGTCTCCTGCTAACTGGCAAAAAGCTACTAAAAAAGATTTAGACAAAGAATGGTACGTGCAATGCGTATTCTTCGACCCTCGTTTTGAAAAGAAATATCCTAAAGGTTTTCCCTATCGCAAAAAGGCTAATAAACCGCAAACAATAGAGGAACGAAAAGCAATGATTTCTTTTCTTCTCAAAAATATCCCCAAGCAACTTAATGACGGATATAATCCTATCATTAAGAAGTATATGCATCTACAAAAGGAGGGGTTATATCCTGATTTGCATTTCATTGAGGCTTTTAGACGAGCATTAGAAATAAAAACAGGAACTAAATCACATCTATATAACATAAAATGCGCTATAGATAGATTAGAAAAGGCTAGTGAGGTTCTCGAAATGCAGAACATTAAGGTTAAAGACTTGCGACGTGTGGATTTAAAGCGTATGCTTGACTGGCTACAACTCCCTGATAAGTATTATAACAGATTTGTGATTTACTTCTCAAGTCTGTATCGAGAGCTTATAGAGTATGAGTGCTGCGAGAGTAATATTACAAGGGATATATACCCTAAAAAGACTTTCAAAGAACCCCGCCTTGTGCTTGAAAAAAGCGAATTAGACAAGGTAAAGGAACATTTAGAAGAGCATTATCCTGATTTTTATCGTTATATGATGATCTTCCTCTACTCAGGAGCACGTAATACAGAGCTTTTCAGGCTACAGCGTAAAGATGTAGATTTGGATAAGCAGGAGTTCGTTATACTTCTTGAAAAAGGCGGACAATATAAGCGATGTACTAAGGTGATACTTAGCCCTGCATTGGAATATTGGAAAGAAGTGTGTGAGGAGTGTCAAAGTCCTGATGATTACCTATTTTCATTGAACTTCGTTCCAAGTAAAAAAATGGGGCATACCGAGATTGTAACACGTTTCTGGAAACGAAATGTAAAGGATAAACTTGGTGTTGATGCTGACTTTTACGCTCTCAAACACTATATGCTTGATAACTTGGATAGTGATACGGCTATGCTTTTGGCTTCCCATACCAATAAGAATACCACTGCTATATATCAAGTCAATAAAGCCAAAAAGGATAGGGAAATGCTTAAACAGTTGAAAATAGAGATATAGAAAAAGCCCCAATCAAGGGGCTTTTATTATTGAATTAAAGAGTGTATAAACGCCCTACCTTTTTCAGTCCAAACAGTGGACATTCTTGAGCAAGTTTGTCCTTGACTATTAGTGTAAGTATGGGTAACTGTTTTTGTGTATCCTTTATTTTGGTGTGGGCGATATAACAACCATTGCCCGCCTTGCTTGTATTGTACTTCTAATTTGTGTAAAAGTTTATTCATTGTTTCGGCACTCATACCAAGTTCTTTTGCGATTTGATTGGCATTGTAGGTGCTTTGCGAGGTTAGCACTTCATCGTAATAAGCTACTTTTGGGGCTTGTTTCTCAAGTTCTTTCGCTTGTAGCTCATTTTGCGCTTGTAACCTCTCTTTTGCTTCTACCTCAATCAGTAATGATTGTAATGCTTCTTTGTAGGTGGTGGGTAGTGCAAATTTTCCGCTTCTTAGCTGTTTTTCGCACTCAATAAAATACTCACGTGCTTCTTTACCTTTTTTAGACCGCTGTATCATTGATATTTCTTTCGCACAATCAAGGGTGAGGGCGTAGTCTATAAGTGTTTGATTTGCAAGGGTGTTAAAAAATTCACACCCTTGATAATCAGTATTTTCAACAAACCCATATTGCAACATTCTTTCAAACCAACTACTAAACCTCTCAGTTATTTCTAAGAACTTATGCAAGTCTCTTGCCGATACAGCTTGGTTGCCGTTATACTCTGTGATTTTTATCAACTCGTTCATAATTCATACATTTTTAGAGTGAATAAAACCGTTCAAATGGCAACACATGTTATTTACTTTCTCAAAATAGCTATCATTAGAGGGTAATAAGTCTCTTAGTATCTCAAAGAGCGCACTAATATTGTTGCTTCGTGCAAGTAACAAATGACGAGGTTCTTCGTTGTTTATATCATCGTGCAAATTGTCTAAGTTATCTCTTAGTACATCAATCAAATTTCTCAGTTTGAAGTCTAACAAATCGTCTTGAGGTTGCACATCGCATACAAGACCTTCTAAGTATTCTTTTGGTGCGTTGGTTTTGACAGTTATCGCACTGTGAGGCGTGTTTTTACAATTACTATTATTCATTGTAGAAACATTTGTAACTTGAATTGACATTTATATTAGTATTAAAATGTTTCAATAGAAAAAGCCCTAAAAAGTGGGTGCTGTCAATTCAAGAGCTAACGCTTTTGTTTGTTATACATTACTATATAACTACACCTTTTTTAGAGCTAAATTATAACTATAACCTATATAATAGGTTAGTATGTTGCAACTTTATACAAGTGTTGCTCTTGAATTGACATCGCAAAAGTACGAATGTTTTTTGAAATGTCAATAAATTGAAAAGTTAATTGTTTGTTAATCTTTGTAACTTCAATTTAATGCCTGTCTATTTTTGATAGAACGCAGCTGGATACTTTTTAGATAATTCATTTTTTACAATACGAGCTATAGCGTGTCTTGTTCCTGAATATCCATAAAAAACAAGAGATAAACCTTTAACCCAATCCGTACTAAAAACCTCTTTTTTATTACCTAAATATATTAGAGTTATTTTAGCCTTTCGAGCGTCTGCAAATCCTTTAATTACGGATAAGTTCATTAAAAAATCTGCTTCATCTATAGAATCAACAACTATACAACTTGTTTTACCTTTTATATAGTCTTTTAACATTTCGATAGCGTCAGCACCATTTACATTATCCTCATTTTCAGTAGGAATGAATTCTAAAAAAATTCTGGAGTTTTTAATCAACTCAGGAGTTTCCTGTGGTTTAAAAAAATCAGTGTAGTTTTCTACCATTCCACTTTGATAAACGATTTTATGAATGTTTTTTTTAGAGGTTGAGTATAAAGCTCCTTCTATATTTTCCCATTTTTTATACTTAATATCAGTATCATTAACTTCTATTATTTTAGCTAAGATACTATCTTTTGAAATAGTATAAATAATATCCTGAGCATTTATTTTTAGACAGATAAACGAGAGTGCTGTAAAAATTATAATCTTTTTCATTTGAATGAAAGTTATTTATTTCTCCCGCAAAGATACGTTTTTTTTCTCAAAATAGGTTTATGTTCTCATTTTAATTCCTTTTGTCTCTATATTTCCGAGAATGGTTTTTACTACTGCTATATCTGTTTCTATCTTATGAAGTTTATAGGTGTTAATTTCAATTCCTGCAAGATGTCTCAATTGCTGAGCAGCATTACTTTGCATTGATTGATTCATTTCTTTGATGAAGTTAGCGGTTTGTAACATTGCATTCTTTATCTCAGCGCTTAGCTGGGTCTGTAATCTAAATTGCCCATTGAGTTCCTCTCCTGTATCTTGACTCATTCTTGCAAAACCTTTTTCCACTGCGTGACGTTGTGCGTTATCTTGTAGGATATTGAATCCTTCTGCTTTTGCGCTATCTCTGGCTTGTGTAAGAGCTTCGTAATACTGCTTTGTTTTTGCTCCTGCTTCACGATAGAAACGCCCGAAATCATCTACCCAATTCCCATCTCCGCCCACATCTTTTGATTTTTGCATCTCATCTTCTAACTTCTTGAATGTATCTTTGAATATAGATTGAAAGATAAGAGAGGATACCATATTTTCAACTACCTTATCCATAGTTTCCCCCATTTTAACGATAGCATCTTCACCCGCTTTAAAGGCTTCAACCAGTGAATTTTGGATATTAGGAGCTAAATTACCTGCAAATTCTGTTACAATCTCTTTAATAGTAGCACGTGATTTTTCAAGTTTATCCTGCAAGTCAATATATTGCTGTAACATTAGTTTAGTTTCCTCATTAACAAGTCCACTGTTTTTGGCAATTTCAGCTTGACCTTTATCAATTTCCCACACACCATTAGCAGATTGTTTTAATAAATGAGGCCAATTCTCTAATAGGTTACCAAAAACATCTTTAGGTTTTTTAGAGCTAAATAATCCTCCTATAAATCCAGCAACAGCACCTACCGCAGCTCCCACAGGACCACCTATCATAGCGCCTGTAACAGCACCTCCAGCTGTCATCCCTGCAACTCCTCCCCAGTTGGTTTTTGACCCTGTTCCGACTTTCATTTGTCCCCTACTGCGTATTAGCTCTAATTGCTTTTCTCGTTGTTTCCCTACTTCTCTAATTGAATCAAATTCAGTTTTTAGTTGTTCTGTTCTGTCCTTTAGTAGAAAACTACTATCTAACTCTTTCTGAATGCGTTTTTGTTCAATTAGGGCTAAGTTATAAGCGTTTTGATAGCTAATAACAGAATTGTAATATTGTTCCTCCGCTTCTTTTCGTTGTCTTGTGGAATCAGCAATGGACGATATAAGGTTTGAAGCAAAACCTATTACAGAACCTGCTTTGTCAGCGGATGAAATATTTCCATTTTTGTACCTATTCATCACTTCCATTAACCCTGTAAATTGACCAGCTAAATTACCAATAACAGCGCTTAAAGAACTTAAAGACGAATTACCCGTACTGCTTCCTAATTCCGAAAACGCTTTTGACAACTCTCTTACAGCTTGAGAATATTGATTGATTTCAGATAGTTTCTTTTGGGAAAACATACGCTCTGTATCTTTTAATCTTTGATTGATACTTTTGCGCATTTCTTCGCTCATATTGGTTACAGATAACAATTCTTTTGCTTTCTTGATAGCCTCTTCAATTTCCTTATTAGATAATTCTCTTAAATCTTCAAATAACTTTTTATAGTTTTCATTCTTAGAAATATAAGTGTCATCTAATTCATCTAATTCCGCTTGTTGCTGTTTTTTCAATTCCTCTAATTGCTCATTGGATAGTATTTTACCAAGTTCTATTAAATCTCTTTCTTGTTTCTCTACAAGTGATTTTCTTTTTTGGAAATAGTTCTGGTACTTTTCTAATAATCCATCAAGCAACTTTTGTTCCTGTTGTATTTTGAGGGCGCTATTTTGCTCATTAGCTATGATTTCATTCTCATTGATTGCATTAAGACGAGCATTATAAGTCTCATTACTCATTAATCCTTTGCTATTGGTTCGTTCTTTTTCTAAGGCAATACGAGCATCCTCACCTCCACGACGAATAGCCTCCGCTTTTTCATCGTAGAAATAGTGAATAAGAGCTAATTCCTTATCATAGCCATCTTTCAAAGCATCTATTCCTTTCTTTTGTTCAGCTAACTCATTGTCAATGGTAATTCTTTGAGTCTGTAACAAGTGAGCTTCTTGGTCAAAAGTAGGGCGCTCAGATTTGGATTTAGAAGAAGATTTAGATTTTAAATCATCTCCAGTTAGTCCTTTGTACTCTTTCTTCTTTGTCTCTAAGGAGGCTCTTTTTTCATCTAATTCTTTTTGAGTTTCTTTTGATACACTTGTGCTATTTTTATTCCTTTTCTCTATAGTTTCTATTTGCTTTTCTAAGACTAATATTTCTTTTCGCAGAGCAATTACATCTGTTGTTTTTGTTTTCTCTTGCTCCATCATCTTTATATGTTCCTTATAAGCCTGATTGAAACGCCCTAAGTCTTCAAGAGAATAATTTAGAAAAGGATTGTTTGCATCTGTGAATTTCCATTGATTTTTTGTGCTTACACTCTTTTTTCTATTGAATGCTTCATATATTTTCTGTTTGGTCTCTTCTAATTGAGAAGCACTCATTCCATTGAGAGAATTGGCGAAATTATTTACATCAAAACCAACTACAACTTTTTCCTGCTTTCCTTTTAAAATATTATCTTCCTTGATTTGACTTTTTAAATTATCAATGCTTCGTTGAATACCTAAAGCAGCAGTACTATCTACCTTTTTTTGTAGTTCCTCTAATCGTTTTATTTCAGCTTCTTTTGCCTTGATACCTTTTTCAGTCTTATTAACAGCGTCTCTGGACATACTTTCGTCCATAACAGCAAACTCACCATTGACATCTTTTAGGGCTTTAGCCATATTTCTCAATAAGTCATTTAGAGAGGTATATTGGTCAAAAACTCCTTTCATTGTACTTTTCAACATTAAGAAAGCAGTATTTCTCTGTTCCCAAGTCTTAGTTTCATCTTGTACAACTGAAATCAAATCATTTATATTCTTCTTCTGTTTATCTATGATATTTGCTTGTTCCTCCCGCAATTTGTTATGCCGTTCAGTAGCTCTTGTATTTGCATCTGTGTTATCCTTCAATGCCCACATAGCAAATCCTAATGCAACAACAGCAGTAGCCACCAATACATAAGGATTGGCTTTCATTACGGTGTTTAAGGCTCCTGTAGCAACTGTTAAAACTTTTGTTGCTGTTGTTTGAATACCTTTAGCTATAGCATCTTCCTTGGCTGCTACTGCCCAACCTTTGGTAAGGGCAATATTCACCAGTACAGCAGTTCTATACGCTCCATAGGTAACAATAAGCCCCGCTATTACCTTGCCTAATGTTTGATAGTTTTCTACCAAGAAAGAAACCCCTTGAATAGCCCCAGATATATACCCTTCAGATGCTTTTCCTATCTCATTTAGCATTTGGTCAAAGCTATCCCCAAGGTTGGATATTTGCCCTCCTAATGACTTACTTTGTTCTGCCATTAGGTTAAAGAATAACCCGCCCTCATTGGTCATATTCTTTATAACCGCTTGTACTTCTGGAAATCCTATTTTACCCGCTGAAACCATATCCTTTATTTCAGTTTCGCTCTTACCTACAACCTTACTCAATTCAGCAATAATAGGAATACCTGCATTCATGAACTGATACAAGTCATTCGTCATTAGCTTGCCTTGAGCTTTGACTTGTCCGTACACGTGTATGAGTTGCCCCATAGGCACTCCCAATCCAGCTGCTACATCACCCATACGCCTAAGCGTTTCCGTTACTTCTTGGGCAGGAACTTGAAAAGCAAGTAAGCGCTTAGCCCCTTCAGATACTTCTTCTAATCCGAAAGGAGTTTTAGATGCAAGGTCTGCCATTTGTGCCATTAAGGCATTAGCTTTCTCCTTGCTCTTTAGCATAGTGCCAAAGGATATTTCAAGCTGTTGAAATTGGGAGCGGACTTCAATTACTTGGCTAACAAAAGCTTTTGCTTGTGAAAGCGTAAAGAAAGCCATTGCCCCTTTGGCAAGGTTATTAATAGACTGCTGGAGCTTGTCTGTCTCTTTTTGGGAGCTTTTCATTGAGTCATTGAGCATTTTCTCCATTTCTTTTACGCCTTCCTCTAATTTCTCAAGGCGCAAGCGGGCTTCAAAGTCTATACTTCCGTTATCGTTGTTCATAGTAATCTGTTTTAAATGTAAAAAAACGCCCCATTGCTGAGGCGTGGCACGCTAATCAGCGTTTGAACCTAATAAATATTAACAATCCTAAGAGTAATGTGCTTGCTATAAGCCACCAAGGTAGGGAGCTAACTTGTTTTTGTGATTTTGTGGTTTGCCGCTGCTCCTGTACAATAGTGGCTTGTTGCTGGCTTGTAATAGTGCTTTCTTGCGTAATAGTATCCTCTTGGGTAAGGGCTTGGTTGTTGTTTTGGTTTATATGTATGGTTGCCTTACCTCCTCTTATAACGAGGGCTTCATTTGTGCCATCTCTCATACGAGTAAAATAGAGATCCTTAGCATTGCCAACACTATCCCTATCACTTTCAAGAGAGATTTCATAGGATTGGGATTGCTGAAGCTCAAAAGTAGCGACCTTTTGGACTTTTTCTACGTGTGTGGAGCTGTCTTTTACCTCCCTTTTTTCGCTCTTTTGCTCTTCTTTCAGCTCGGTTCGGTTTGATTTCTTGCTCCTGCAACCGAAAAGCACCATAAGAGCTAATAGTAAGTACAATTTCTTTCTCATACATCACTTTGATTTTTTTTGATTGACTTCTCAAGCCACATAAGACCCTCTTCTAACTTGGTAATAACAAGCGCAAGTTCTCTTGTACGTGGCAATTGTTCTACTTTAGCGATTAGGCTTTCATACTCCTTTTTTAGTTCTTTTACTTCTGTCATAATGATTTATTTTACTTTTTCAATTTCTTTAATTAGTTTTTTAAGGCTATCAGCATAGTTTGGAGCAGTGGCATAGCCTGCCTTTGCTACTTCCTCGGCAAACTTGTAAGGGTCAGCTTTGACATCTAACGCCTTGGCGTATCGTTTGTTCCTGAAAAAGAAATTAGCGTGGTCAGTGAAACACTCCTCAGGGGTCTCATACTTCATAAACCAATCTCGTACGATATACAAGTATTTGCCGTCTGTACGTTTGGTGATACTAATCACTTCAGGGAATTTGCTCTTTTCGTTAGGCGTTGTGAGCACTTCTGTAGTTCTTAGGAGTTGTTTTTTCTCATTGGGAGTGCTACTAACAAGGCTCTTAGGCACTTTTATACCAAAGAAATTATTCCCTATAGGACTTTTCCCCCATGCACTCTCCAAACCTGCTTGAGCAAGAATAAAGAGATGAGAAATACCCATCTTTCGTTCTGTTTCCAATGCGTAGGGCTTGTAGGTTTTGATAAAATTAAGCTGTGTTTGGTTCATCGTCTTCTGTTTTAGGTTCACTTGTTTTTGTTCCGTTGATTTCATCAAAGAAATCTTTTAATTTACCCTCCCTTTCATAGTTATAAAGGGCTTTCATAACGAATTGAGGAGGAAACTTCCCATTTGTAAGGATAAATGCGTTCTTTAGAATTTTACTGACTGGATATAGTAATGTGGTGAGTTGTACTACGCTTTTAAATATCTTACCCATTTCAGATTCATCAAGAGGAATATTAAGCAAGGATAAGGAAATATATACAGCAACTATAATAAATACCATTTCTGTATTCTTGACAAGAAATTCCTTGATGTCAAACGTTCCTGTCTTAAAATGATATACCCCCCCTACCAAAGCATTCAGTAATAATGCTGTACATATACCTGCGTAAAAGAACTCATTTTTGTCTTTCCACATAGAGAAATACGAGTACAGCATCAACAAGGGAATGCTTTTAAAAAAGGCAATGAAGAAGTAATACACCCTATCTCTGAAGTGTATCTTATCGTCAAAGTAAAAAAGTAGTACTATAGGAGTTGCCCATATAGCTATTTTTGTTTTGGCTTTTAAAAACCATTTAAAAAATTTGTCCATTTAAGATTGATTGATTAGTTTGTCTAATTCCTCGTTGTAGTCAGGGCTTTTATCAGTTATCACATTGTTTTTGTCCTTATCATCACTGTACGAATATTCAGGGATTACGCTATTGTAAAGGAGCAAATTGGCAAAGGATATTTCATACAAAGCCTCATTAAAAGTTATATTAGGATATTGTTTTAGGAATCCACCGACTATCGCCCAGATGCTGTCGTTTAACTCACTTTCCTTGTCGGTTTGAGCAGATTGGCTTCGTTTAGGAAAGTGATAAGCATAAAAAAATCGGTAGTCTGCATTTTGCCGAGTAGCCGAATGAATAATATCCCTACTTCTTGAATACTCATTTGGTAGAGGATTTTATCAGTGAGCCTCTTTATTTGGCGTTCTTTTGGGTTCAGCCACCCCTTAAGCCATTGCCAAAAGGTTGGCTTTGGGTGCGAGGCTCCAAGTATCATCAGGGCTAAGGCATGTGCTATATGTTTGCCGTAGGTAGCTTTCTGAAAGGCTTCTCCTATGGTCTTTTCTCTATTGAGTTCCTCCATAGGTATATAGGCTATCTCTTGAGATACGAGTATCAGTGTGCCGAGGGTGGGTTGTGGTACTTGGTACTTTATTCCTGCTATGGTTACCTCTTCGGCTTGTTGTAATAGGGTTTGTGCTGTTTTTTGTTGAATATTGTCCATCTTTTTAGTGATTAACGATTAGTGGTTAGCCACTTGTCACTAACCACTAATCAATGAATTAATTGTACTGCTTGAGCATTTTCCCTGTCTTTGGTTTCAGAGCGGTGAAGGTGTATTTTATCTTACCTCCGTTCTCACTATCCCAAGTCCTTACTACGGACACGCTGGCACGGTCTATGATAAAGCCTTTGGCACTGGTGTTTTCAGGGGTAAGGCGTACCGCGTACTGGTCAAGGACAATCCCGTCATTGTCGGGAATAGGAGCCGTTAGGTCGTCCGTCTCATAGATTTCGAATTCCAGCTTGTATTTGCTGACATTCTTACGAGTGGCGATCACCTCGCCGCCCTCTACTTTGGCTTCCTTGCTCTCTCCTTCTTCAGTTTCCAATTTGGTAGTGTTTTCCACTGGGGTAGGAAAAGCCTTCCAAACGGGTGTACTTGGCAAGTCGCCGTTTTCTAATTTTACATATTCTATTCCTGGTTTGCCCCAGCTTAAAATGTTTGCCATGTTCTAAATGTTTTAATAGTTACTAAATCTTTTGTATCTGAGGGTGACATTAACCAAGGTTTGATTATCGTCTTCCTCAAAGCTATGAATGGTTTGTTCTTGATAAAAGCGATACTCATCAGTTATACGAGCCACTAAGCTACAGATAAAGGCTTCTATCTCCAAAATACGAGCAATGTTTTTTATTTTTTTCTGTGCTCCTGCATTGATTTTAGGTACATAGAAGTTAATATTTACCTTGCCTTCTTGTATATCCTTATCAAGACCCGTGAGAAAACCTATGACACAATCCTCCTCAAAAGAGTTGTGTGGGCGGGTGCCTTGCAAATACACTCCACCACGGACAAAAGCGCCTATCTCGGTTTGGAAGGTGTCAAAGACATCCTTTTCTATCTGTGTGCCTCCTTTTTTCATTATCCATAGAGTTGTTTTAAGATGTTTTCAGCCATAAGCTCGGCACTGGAAAGCACATTATAGCCTTTTGCTTCTACATAGGCAGCATAATTCATTCCTGCCACTACAATCAGCACCAAGCCTTTTGGATATTTAGCTTTGATTTTCTCAATCTGTTCTTGGTTATGCTTGTTTATATTCCCTTGAGACTGTACCACGCCATCCAATAGTACCACATAGCCTACGGAATTTCTAAGGTTACCAGTTCTATCGGTATAGGAACCATTATCTCTGGCTTCAGTAATACAGTGTTCGCCTACCTCTATAAATTTTTGAGTGGCTGCCTTGATATACTTCTCCTTGATTTTGTCAAAGGCAATGTTTAGCTTTCCTTCTATCATTATACTATGATTTTAGTTCGTCCTACCCAATCGGCATGCTCTATGCTTTGTACTTCAAATTCGCCTAATTGCTCTCCTTTGCCGCTTATAAGTCGTACCCTTTTGGCATTGAAAATATACAGCCCATAGTCAAACCATACTGTATAGCTGCTTTGGGTAAAGGTGCTATCCTTGAAAGTCCCCCGCTGATTGTAGGTATTAGCTACAATATGACAAGGAATAGGATCACCCCATTGAAGGGTAGCCTCTTGAGGAATACCCCCTACTAAGTCGCCGCCTGTGGTGGTCTGTACCTGCAATGTGCCATTGTCTAATATCATCGGAATATGACTTTAGGTTTCTTACTCAGTTCGTCCTTGAGACCTAACCGCTTACACTCGTTACTGTAGAAAGCAATTATATCGTCTTTGCTTGCCCTTGCGAGGCTGGTTCCTCCTTCTGATATAGAACTGGGGCGCAAGAGGATTTGTGGAATAAAGCGGATAAAGGCTATATACAAGTTTTTTTGCTCCTCTGTAGTGGCTTCACCTGACAAATCAGGAATGTTTAAGTCTAAAAGGTCAGCCTCAGTGAGAGAAAGCCCCAATGAGGCAAACCTTTGACGGAAATAATCCTTTTTAGTCATCTTAACCCATGTTAGAGGTGTTAATCACAACCATACTCTGAGGAGCAGCAAAGCTCGGCATCCACTCACAACCATACTCGATAAATCGACCCTCTTCAGTACGCTGTGTGGTGATGTAGTGACCTCCTTCCAATACGGTATAGGTTTTGTTAGGCACACGGTCAGTAAGCTCGTAAGGCTCGTGCCACATCATCTTTCCGAGTTTGGCAGTAGGAAGCAAGGCAATACGCTCATCAGCAAAGATGTTAGTCGTTGTGCCGTCCTCTTTTACTACATAATCCTCCACGATACGAATAGGAGGTAATCCTATACCAGTGAGTAATTGGTTTGCCATAGACTCGGTGATAATACCTCCTGAGACGCCAATTTGTGCGCTACCTAATACCATTTTGTAGGTATCCTTGAACTCATTGGAGGCAATTACACGCTTATTGAAAGTGGTACGTGTCATTTCCATCGCAGCAAAAACACCTACCTTGGTACGGGTTTCATTGACTATTTTTTGCAAATAGCTAATGAATTTGGTTTTCTCAGTGGAAGTGGGGTCAAACTTAATCACGGGCAATTCCATGTCAATGAGAGAAACCCCATCTTTGTTGTCGTTCAACTTGACCTCTCCCTTGCCTGTGGAAATGAGTTGTCCTACCAAATAGTCCATACGCTTGTGAGGAGCTAGCGTACATTGACGAATATCGTCGGCTAAGAAGTTGATAATTTCGTTCATCACCGTAGCTTGTCCTGCTCCTGCTTGGTTGTATTTGTCTATGAGCTGTTTGATGATACTAAGGCGCTCGTTGTCCAATTGGAAAGAGTTCCCCAAGTCAGCAACCTCACCCATACCGCTACCGAGGGTTCTACGTTCACGGATAGGCTTTCCAGAGTTTTTGTCAATCACAGACCCCATTACCACTCCTGTAACGGTGCCGATGTAGGTTTTGAACAAGCGTGCTTTGGTCTCCTCAAAGTCAAAATAACGCTTCCATACCACCGTATCAGCAGTGGTCTGTATCACCCTATTAATCACCGCTCTGATGATTTGAGGGCTGTTAAAGAGTTTTTCTAAAGTTAAAATCATTGTTCTACTGGTTTTTAGATAAACATAAATCTTGCTCCAAGGGTCTCCTTATCTTTATCAGATACAGGTACATAGAGCTTGTTGGTTTGGATTTCGTATGCCTGACCCAAAGCGGTAACAGTTGCCCCTGCTTCCTTCTTCACTCTCGCATAGTTAAGGAAATTAGCAGGGTTTTTAACCACCTTTCCTGCATTGGTTTTAGCCTCAAAGAGGACATCGCCCGCTTTTACGTCGGCAATGGTATCCGATAGCGTGAGGGTGTCATAATCGGCGTTAGTGGTGTCTATTGCTGTGATAGTAGCGCCATTAGTGCCATTACCAAGGTGCATATTTACTTTGGCAAAGCTCCCTTTCTGTACCTTGAGTGTAGTGGCATTAATCGCTTCCATAGCCTTTACGGACTTAGATACTTTAGCTATGCGTGTCTTAAAATCTACCGCTAAGGGGGCTAAGACAGGGATATATTGTCCGTCATCTATATCGCTATCGTCAATATTGAACCCTCCTGCTAATCGGTAGCCTGATTTTACGTTGTAGAGTTCTTTCTCTACCTCCTGACCCTTAAGGTCATACTTAATTCCTGCTGGCATCTTTTTTAATGATTAGTGGTTTGTCACTTGTTACTTGTCGTTAGTTTCTCGGTTTCTTGCTCAATGAGATTAGCAATAGCCTCCTCCTCTTTCTGTGGATCGTCAGGGGTATCAGGCGCTTTGGAGTAAGAAAATCCACGTGCTGAAAGCTCCTGCTCCTGCTTGCCAAAGCCTTCTGTCACGGCATTAGCTAAGGTCTCCACTGCGGAGGTATCGGCAAAATCACGCCCCACGAGCGAATGTGAATAGTAGCTTTCTGGGATATTCTTTTCTTTCATCAGCCTTACGAAATGCTCCTTGAGGCTCTCGGCTGTTTTGCCTTTTTGGAACTCGGCAAAGCTATTCTGCAAGGTATTGAGTTTCTCAATAATTGCATTCATTTCAGCATTGCCCTGATTGCCCGCAGATGGAGCGGGAGTAGGTTCGTTGTTTTTCTCTGCTTTTGCCTTCCAATCGTCCGCCTCCTTCTTGTACTTCTCACTTTCAGCCTTGAAAGTATTGACCCGATTATCAGCATAAGACTGGAATAACTTAAGCATAGCCTCAGCCCCCGCAGTGGCAGGTTCTACTTGGCTTTCTTCTGTTACATAAGAACTCAAGTTAGTCGCCACTCCCTCAAGCACTTGTGAGCTCAACCCTAAGTAGCTATACTTAGTTTTAAGCAGTTGTAAGATTTTTTCCTTGAACATAAAAAACGATATTATTATATGCAAAGGTACGCAAGTAGTTGAAAATAAGATGTATATGAGTTTGTATATAATTTGTTTTTTCTTTGTGTTTTTTTTGTTTTTCTTTGAATATTTCATTAAGAAAAGTTTAACTTAATAAAGAATGAAAAAAGTAATCGATTTATTATGCGCATAAAAAAATAATGTGTATCTTTGCACTGTAAAATGATATAAGTATAACAAAGTAATTTTTTTAAAATGAGAACAATTACAATTAAAGATATATACAATGATGTTAGCTACATCAACCCAAGTGTATCTACAATTAGCTCAATAGGTGACTTTATTGAAGAAAGTAGTCGTCAAGTAGCACAATCTGTGAGAATTAGAATAGCTAAGATATTACCTCAAGGTACATTAGCTCATAAGATTGTTACTGAGAATTTGAACGACTTCTTCTCAGAGAGGCAATTATGGGTAATCGCTTATGAATTGCAGAAAAATGAAGAGTATGTATCTAATCTTGCCAATGAGATAGAGAGAAGAGAGAGAGTAGCTGAGCGCAAGGCTCAGAAGAGTAAGGCTCAGTTAGCTCGCAATAAGGAAAATAGTCAAGAAGTACTTGATTTCGTGAAGTCAAACAAGAAGTTATTGAAAGATTATTATACTTTCGTGAAATCTAATAAGAAATATTCTAAGGAATTTTACTCCAAAAAATTCACCTTTGAAAGTGCAAACGAATTTATCAATCAATAAATAAAGTATAACAATTAAAATTAATAAAAATGAATGCTAAAGAAAAGATGGAAAAAGCCATTGAAATTTTAAATGAAAGATTTAATTTTATTAAAGATTTTGAATTAATAATAGAAAAAGAAAAATTTATAACTGGAGGATTCTATTGGACAACATTTTGTAATGGGTTTGGCACCTATTACAAACATCCAATTTTTGATATATTCTTTAGATATGATGATTCCCAATATGAATCAGTGGAAGATATTGTAGAAAACTGCACTCAGCGAATTAAAGATAATCTTAAAATGATGAAATCTTCTGATGAAGAAACCGCAATAGAGCGTGGTGAGCCTGTTAAATATAGTTGTGATTATTCAATTCTTGAAGAGTAATGAAAGTAAAATGTTATTCAGTGAGGTTAAAAAGTCTCACTGATATTTCCGATAAATGTTATGAAGCTGTTGCTTTTGATGGTTCAAGAGATTTTCTACCTAAATCACAAGTGTTCGGCGAAGACTACGATGTGATAAAGTCAGATGCTTATTGGATTTCTTCTTGGATATTAGAAAGAAAAATCATACAGTATTCTACTAAGAAGGAAGCCTATTTTGATTCAGAAACGGGAAAAATGTTACCCACTATTATAATTACTAAACACATCCCAGAAAATCAGGAGCCTGTAGATAACAATACAATTGATAGACTGAAAAAATGATACAATTGTTAGACAAACAGAAAGAAGCTTTTTCTAAACATTTACACAATAAAGTTGGTGCTCTCTTTATGAAAATGGGCACAGGAAAAACTCGTGTATCTTTAGAATTGGTAAACATAGTCCCTAATTTAGATCTTGTAGTGTGGGTAGCCCCATTGAGGACAATAAGACCTCTTGAGAAAAATTACCCTTCTGTAATAGATGAAGTGAATAAATGGGGAGGATTCCAATCGCAATCTGTTATCTTCATTGGAATTGAGACAATTCAATCTTCGGACAGACAATATTTAGATTTGTATAATAAGATTTTGCAATCAAAAAAAACATTTCTAATTGTAGATGAGAGCATAAAAATTAAAAATGCAGAGGCAAAACGAACAAAGCGATTGCTAGAACTATCTAAATTAGTAGAATTTAAATTAATATTAAATGGAGAACCTATCACTCGTGATTTATTGGATATTTGGGCTCAATTTCAATTTTTAGACCCTGAGATTCTTAATATGAGCCATACCAAATTTAAAAATACTTTTTGCAAGTATACTACAATTACTAAGAAATTTGGGAGTTATAAACAATACAAAAAAGAATTTATTACGGGCTATGAAAATATTGATTATCTATACTCACTTATTGGAGAATATGTATATGAGTGCGATTTAGAACTCAATATAGAACAAATATTTGAAGAAAAAAGATATTCTCTTTCTGTGGAAGAAATGAAATCTTATTCAGAAATCAAGACTACTTACCTTGATGATGAGAAGTTGTTAGCTATGAATAATAATATTTTTCTTGAAATGACTCAGAAAATGCAACACGGATATTGTTGCAATGAGGAAAAAGTTAAACTTGCAAAAGAATGGATAAAAAATGAAGATAAAACAATAATATTTTGTAAGTATATTTCAAGTGTAGAATTATGCAAAAAAGCCTTTCCTAAATCATTAGTTTTAAACTACAAAACTGGCAGTTTAGGACTCAATTTACAAAACTTCCCTTACACTATATATTTTGATCAAACATTTGATTGGGGAGATGTAATTCAAGCTCAGCATAGGAATTATCGTATAGGACAAGAAAATGATTGTCGTTATTTGAGATTGATAGGAAATGTAGGGTTAGAATTTTTGATTAACGATAATAACAAGAAGAAAATTAATATGTCTGAGTATCTAAAAAAGATAAGTCGCGAACAATTAAGGTATAAATTATGAAAGAGTTTGATTTAGAAAAAGCTCGTAGTGGTGCCGAAGTCATTACTAAATCGGGGAAAGAGGCAAAAATATTACTATTTAATAGAAGTAATAAAACTTTTCCTCTTGTAGTTATACTTGAAAATAAAAACGTATACTATTATACTGAAGAAGGTAAATTTTACAAAGATAAACCAAGTGATAATGACCTAATAATGAAACTATGAATGTTTATGAAGCTGCAATAAAGAGAATTGAGACTATTTTTAGAGAGTTTGATAATATATCTGTATCTTTCTCAGGTGGAAAAGATAGTGGTGTATTGTTAAACCTTTGCATTAAATATATACGTGATAACCATCTCAACAGAAGAATAACTGTATTACACTTAGATTATGAGGCTCAATATGAGATGACAACTAAGTATGTAGATGAGGTGTTAGCAGGAAATAGTGATATTTTAGATATTTATAGAGTATGTGTTCCATTCAAGGTAACTACGTGCACAAGTATGTATGAATCTTATTGGCGTCCGTGGGAAGAAAGCAAGAAAGATATTTGGGTAAGGAGTATGCCTAATAATGCTATTACCAAAGAAAATTTTCCTTTTTACAATGAAAAAATGTGGGATTATGATTTTCAACAGCAGTTTTCGCTATGGATACACGAACGCAACAATGCTCAAAAAACAGCTATTTTAGTTGGAATACGCACACAAGAGAGTTTAAATAGATGGAGAGCTATTCATTCCGATAAAAACTACAAAAATTATAATGGGCTAAATTGGACAAAAGAATTATATAGCAATGTATATAATGCTTATCCTATTTTTGATTGGCTTACAGAAGATATTTGGGTCGCAAATGCTAAATTTGGATTCTCGTACAATAAACTATACGATTTATATTACCAAGCAGGTTTGAATATTAATCAGATGCGAGTAGCTTCCCCATTCATATCAGAAGGACAAGAAACATTATCGCTATATCGAGTAATAGAACCTCATACGTGGGGCAAATTAGTTAGTAGAGTAAATGGTGTGAACTTTACAGGTATATATGGAGGAACAACAGCTATGGGATGGAAATCAATAACTCTGCCAAAAGGGCATACTTGGGAGAGTTATATGTATTTTCTTTTATCTACCTTACCCAAAAAAACTCGGCAGAACTACCTAACTAAACTAAAAACTTCTATAAAATTTTGGAAGGAAAAAGGAGGCGTGTTAGATGAAGATACTATAATTTCATTGAAAAAGGCAGGAGTAAACATAGAAGTTGGCAATAGTTCTAACTATAAGACTACAAAGCTACCAGTACGGATGGATTATATAGATGATATTGATATAAAAGACTTCAAGCTAGTCCCTACTTATAAAAGAATGTGTATCTGTATAATGAAGAATGACCATTTATGTAAGTATATGGGTTTTTCTCAAACTAAAAACGAAATTGCAAGACGAAAAAATATAATAGAAAAATATAAAAATATATTATGAAAGAAATTATTAAATCACAGTACAAAAGCCCTGTATATAATGTGCAAGCTATTCCTATAGAAAAAATACAAGCTAATAGTTATAATCCTAATGCTGTTGCTCCTCCTGAAATGAAGTTATTATATCAATCTATAAAAGAGGACGGATATACTATGCCTATCGTATGTTATTATTTAGCAGACATAGATCGCTATGAAATAGTAGACGGCTATCATAGATATACAATAATGAAAACTCATAAAGATATCTATGATCGTGAAAACGGATTGTTGCCAGTTGTAATAATAGATAAAGACATTAGTAACCGTATGGCTTCAACTATTAGGCATAATAGAGCAAGAGGAGCTCATTCTATTGAGTTAATGACTCATATTGTCGCCGAGCTTACTCAATCAGGAATGAGTGATGCTTGGATACTTAAAAATATAGGTATGGATGCCGATGAATTACTAAGATTAAAACAGATAACAGGATTAAGAGAAGCGTTCTCTGACAGAGAATTTTCTGACTCTTGGGAAGTTAAATAGATAACAATATGAATACTGAAGATATTTTTAAGCAAAAATATGAGGTAGCTGATGTGGTTATACCTAAATTCTTATTGGCAGAAAATCCTATTGTGCCAAATATTGACCTCACATACATATACTCTCCTCATTATATGAGCCTAATAATGGTAATTGAAGAGAATAGAGAGATTGTAAGTCTCAATGATGAATATATGAAGATGCCCCAGCGGTTATATGTGTATGATGCACTTGAACAATTCAGATTGATTGTTGTGCAGAACAATGTAATTAGTACAGGTGGAATATGTGCCCCTGTTATATCAGTAGAACAATTCATTGAAGAAGCGTGGCAGTGGTACAAGAGCTATCTTGACTGGGGTATAACACAAATGCAAGAATTATGACAATACAAGAGAAAGTACTATATATCATCAAATTATTAGAGCTATCAGATAGGCAAGTAGCAACAGCAACAGGCAAGGCGTTATCTACTATTAATCATAAGAGGTTACAATTGGGTCGCAATAAATTCACAGACGAAGACCTGCAAAAGCTTAAGGTTTTCTACATTGAGAAACTCAAAGAAATTCAAAGTTTAACCTAA